GACCCGTCCCCGTACCCGGACCCGGACCCGGACCCGGACCCGGACCCGGACCCGGACCCGGACCCGGACCCGGACCCGGACCCGTCCCCGTACCCGTCCCCGGACCCGGACCCGAACCCGGACCCGGACCCGGACCCGTCCCCGTACCCGTCATTTTCTTTCGACATTAGCAATCCTCCTCAGCTAAGTTGTAATTTCATTGCACGGCCCTCGGCCACATGCCATTTCCGGTCAGTATACTTTGACTCCGGACTTTTCGTAAACCTTGATGCCGGGAATTTTGCAAGCACCCTTCAACGATCTAACCACGCCACCAATAGCCACAATATTTGGCATCATATATTCCAGGGGTATTTTTGACTTATCCTCAATTTCAAAAACCCAGTTTGTTGTTGTTGCGATTCCCTTTGGCTTCTCCACAGGCGCCAGCACCACCACGGGCGCCACCACAGGCTCGGCCCTTACGACTTCCGCCGCCTCGGTATCCCCCGTGGCATCCATGAGCAGCGCGTCTTGCTCGGCCTGGGCCTCCGCTGCCTTCTGCGCTTCAAGCTGCTGGCGCTGTTCCTCAAGGCGTCTCTGGCGCTCTTGCTCGGCCAAGTAGGTATTCATTTTGTATTTCACCGCGGCCTCGGCCTGGTCAAGCGGGTCGTCGTGCTCTTTGCGATAAGCACATGCTTTTTTCCAGGCATCGTAGGAAGCCTTGACGACCGGCCCCAGCTTTTCCTCGATGCGCTTCTTGAGCGCCTTGATGCCCTTGAGGAAGTCGCCGGCCGCCATTGCCTGTTCGTGGTTCGTGATCTGGATGGCCTTGGCCTGGCCGAGAATCGTCATGGACTCGGCCTTGAGTTCATCGGGCTTAATGAGTGCTGTTTCAGGCTTTTGGGGTATCGTATCTTTCGATTGACCCAAGGATTGTTTTGTCTCTTTCGTTTGGCGTCCCATTCATTATTCTCCTATGCTGTTTGACTCGTTCTAAGTAACACAAAAACAGCCGCCGCGCCTTGAAAAGATCGGCGGTCTTGACCACCTTCACGCTGTAACTGCCGTTGTCCCTCAGCTCGACACCCATGCCGCTGAAAGCATTTATCAGGATGGAATACCCGGCCAGTTGCAGCGGCAGCCAGTCCGGCAGCGGCCCGCTCTTGATGTCGCAGACGATAAAGTGCTTGCCGTCCATCCATGCCCGATCAATCGTGCCTGCAAAACCATGTTCCAACGAGTAGAACGGTTCTTCGATGATGGCCGGCGTGACCCCCGACTCCTTGCGGAACTTCTGCCATGCTTCCAGGTAGGGCACAAGTACCGGGTCAAGGGCGCAAGTATCCAACTCGCCTTTATCCCAAAGCGCACAAGCCGTGTGAACGTGCTGCCCGCGAAGGGCCGCTTCCGGGGTGAACCATGTCGAGTCAATCAGGCCGGCCTCTTTCAACACTGTCGTTACGCCGGGCACCGGCTTGCCTCCGATGAAATATTCGTGGGTCGCTTCTCTAAATTCGTTCACAGAACTTCCCTTAACAGCAGTTGCTGTTTATTTACCCCGTTTGGTGAAGTTGAAAGACGCGAATCCCTTGCAGCGAAGTCGAGAAAATTCGCCGCAAAATTCGCCAAAAAACATTCCGCCCCGCTCGGAGCCAGCCGTTTTTAGCGTCGGGCCGCGTTTTTGGTGTCGCGGTTCGGCCCGATTCATCCCTACGCGCGCGGCCAGCCCGCCCAGGTTCAGGTTAGCCCACCTGGCACGGGAAAAAGCTGGCACCCAGGCAACAAAAAAACCTGGACGGCTGGGTCCAGGAATCAATGTGTCGGGTGCCAGTGTCAGCAAGCCGTTGATTGAGCCATGCCCAGCCGCATGTTCAGTTGTCATCTTTACACCGCCCCTTTCAGATTGTCAACGAAAATCCTCTAATTTTCTCGCTTTGGATTACTGCAAACCATCGTCTTGTCACTGTGTCTCGGTGTCTGGTCATAAGAGATTATCACCGCGCCGGGATAATCCTCTTTGACCTCCTGCAAGGCTTCCGCCAGCGTCTCGCAACAACTATCTGTCAACAAAACTCTTTAACTAATTTCTATAATAGGAAAATAAGTTTCACCTTTTTTATTTGTCTTACCCACTTCGGCAGTGATAAGAACTCCTCTTTTTTCCGCGAATGCTTTTGATGCGAATGCGGCAATATCTTCCCTAAAAGTTGAATATGTCTTTCCATCGCTGCATGTGACGAAGGTGCAGCACCACGGCCCTTTGTCTGTCTTTCCCTTGGCCTGGCTTATCTTTGTGATTTGGAGTTCGTCCAGGGGAGCGCCGTCCGTGGGGCCGTCGCCGCTCCCCGGCTCGGGGAAGCCGTTTTCGTCAGCCGGTTCCTGTTTGGCAGCGGGGGCGGCTTTCCGTTGTGGAGGATGAATGGGGGATGATTGCGCCGCCGGCGCTGTTCGCTCAAACGCCCCAGCCTGTGCCATTTCAGCCCACTCATAGAGCTTGGCGGTCTGTTTCGGGAACGCCTTTCGCAGCGCCAGCGCCTCGGCGCACTTGGCGAGCATGATGTGCTCCATCTTCTTCCACATCATATCGGCGTTGCCGGAGGGACCGGGGGCAGGCTTGTATTCGTTCCAGCGTGCTGTAGCCGTGAATCCGCACCGCTGGCCCTGCACAATTCGCCACACGGTTACAGACGCCATGAATCCATCGGTTCCCGGCTTGCCGGTGAACACAGCATCATCGTTGCCCGCGTACTCGCCAGAGTCAGCCGCGCGCTGGCGCATGAAGTCAATGCTGGTGATCGGTGTGTACTTGCCGTTTTTTCCGCGCTTGGTGAAGTGAATCAGCCGGTCAAGGGGATGCACCCCCTGGCGAGCACAATCGTAACAAAAAAGTTGCAGTTCGTCCGGCGTGGCATCCGGCGCAATCGTGCGTTTAACCAGTTCCAACTGAGTGGGTGTTACCACAGGCGCAATCGCCGTCGAGCCATGTTCTACTTTCGCCAATTCATTCATGCTTGCTCCTTTGTAATGCGTGCCAAAATCATCTCACATGCTTCCAGCCGCCCCTCAAGTTTCGGTGCGAGCTTGGTTTTTTCCCAATAGTAATTAGCCTTTTGTCCCCGCCGTATACGTTGGCGACATTCACGGGCGTACTTCTCAATGATTTCGAGCGTTGTCATTTTGCTCCGCCAAAGTGCTTCTCAAAGAACTCGTAAATTTCGAGCGCCTGCTTTTCGGCCTCGGCAACAGTGAAGTTGATGTAACAGCCTTTTTCGTCCGTCATGTATTTGCCAGCTTCGGTTATCTTTGTCTTTCCAGCCAATTCCGCCGCCATTTCCGCCGTCAAGAGTATGCGCCGGTCGTTAAGCAGCTGCTCAAGCTCCGCAACCCGTGCCGTCAACTCGTTGATCGTGTCCTTCTTTGCGCCCAACTCAACCCGAAGCGCCTCGCAAGTGCTGGCAAGCGCGTCCTCTGCAAACTTTTCGCCCTGGCGAATTACGGACACGGCGGCGTTGTAGGTTTCAGCGTTGGCCATGTTCAGTTCCCCTGTGTCATGTTCTGCAACTTGTGCTCCGGCGTGTCGCACACGCACCCCGTCAGGCACGCCAGCGCCAGTATCACGGCAGCCAGCACGAGCCAACCCCATACTTCGGCTGAATCGGTTACGGCGCGGGCTGAGCGGCCTTGACCACCACAAACCAACTCAAGATTGTTTTTCATCAATCAAATCCTCAATCTTTACGCCGTTTTTCCGTTCGGAATCTGTTATTTCACAATCGTTCACGTTGCCGCTCAGAAAAATGGACACAGAACCTTTTATTCCTGCGTGCATTCCTGTGATTTTTAAATCCACTTTTATTAATGAACTTTTCAAGTTACCCTCCCGACTTCTTTTCAGAAATTAACCTTGCCATCTCAGTCTCAAGACGAACAACTGTGGCGCGCAACCTCACATAATGTCTATTAACAAATCTCGTCCGCTGCTAAAGCCCCTCCCCTACGGGTTGTGTTCTAAGCATCCTCTCAAGTATTTTCCCGCGCGGCGCGCCTGTCTTGGCATTTTCGGCGTCTATCCGCTTGAGCAAGCCAGGTTCAAGAGTCACGCAGACCTGCACGCGCCTCTTGGTCTGGCCCAGGTTAGTCCAAAAGATGCTTTGGGTAGCCACAGTCAACAACGGATTGCCCGCGTAATCCCCAGCTTTACCACAGCCTGCCAGCATTTATGCTGCCCGCGCCACCGGTCGGGCCAGTCGGACCAGTCGCGCCCGCGCCACCGGCGGGGCCGGTCGGGCCAGTGGGGCCCGCGCCACCAGCGGGGCCAGTCGGGCCAGTCGCGCCCGCGCCACCAGCGGGGCCGGTCGGTCCAGTCGCGCCCGCGCCACCGGCGGGGCCGGTCGGGCCAGTGGGGCCGCCGCCAGAGGCATAGAGCAACTTCACGTCCGACGCCAATTGATTCAGGTAATCGCCCGGAATGGTCTGTTGTGACGTAGTATGGTTTGTCGCGCCGTCCAACGCGGTGCCGATGACACCGAAATTCGGCGTGGTATTGAGAGGATCGGGCGCGGGCAGGGGCATTGTCATTTCTTTCCGTGATGTAGTTTGGGCTTATCGCAACTTACGCCGCACGAATTCAACGCCGACGCTAACAAGCAGCCCGATAACCCAGCAGACCTCGATGCTCCAATTTTTCTCTGTTGTCAAGCTCTGCCTCTCGCGTTTTAAGACGATCATGCCACGCCTGTAATTCATGGTCGCGTTTCACAATCGTAGCTTCGGCCTCTTGAAGCGTTTTGATGCAAGCCATTGCCGAAGCCGTAAATTCGTTAGAGTTCATTAGTTTCTCCAAAGTAATCCCCGGCGTCCAAGGACAGAACGATGTGAGCACGTTGCAGGTGTCAATCAAGACGCCCAGGACGCCGGGAAAGTTCTATTCCGGGTTGATTTCGTTCTTGTCGGCGGCGTCTACCTCCTCAGATATTTTGATGAGCGCCTTTTCATCGCCGATTACGATGTTGACTTTGATGCCGTCGAAGATGAAGCCGGTCAGCTTCAATTCGTGCATCTTGGCAATCAATTTCTTCTCGGCGCTGTCACGCAAGCCCTTCAACTCCGCTATGCCGGTGGCGTGCGCCTGTTTCTTTTTTCCGAAGTCCTTTGCCAGCTTCAGCAACTCTTTGTGCGCTGGGTTGTTCCGCTCCAACTCCGGGAACAACATTTCGTGTTCGCTGTCGTCCACCTTGTTCGTGCTGCCCTTTGGTCGTCCCATTTGTCCTGTCCCTTTCTATGTCTGCTTGACGATATGCCACATTGTCCGGCCACACTCATACTTTCAGTCCTTCTTTTTCAAGCATCAAAAACGCACGCCATGTAGGGCTGAAAGCCGCTGGTAAGCTCGCTTGTATCCAGCCAAAGCCGGTGCGAAGCCTCTTAGGCTTGCGCTTCCATTGCAGGATAAGCCACGGTCCAGAAGTGTTACTTGGTCTCTGCATTGAACGCATCCTCAATCACTTCAAAGCGGGACTTCTTTTGCTTTCTTGCCTCACGGTCAAGCCAGCGTTTGAAGTTGTGAGTAACCGCCACGGTAATCGGAATCAACTTATCCTTCTCCCCTTTTTTTGGCCGTCCACGTCCGCGTTTGATGTACATGCTTTAATTAATACCACACGTTTTGAACTTGGCAAGAATAAAATAAATAATTTTATTCATTTTTCTTATTTATATTAATAACCCTTGCGCCGTTCAAGGATTAAGCGCGAAAAAATATTTTCATCTTTTTTCTTGACGGGCGGCGAAACGTGGGGTATAGAACCTTTGGATGCACGCGGCGGCGTGTTGAGAGATTCGAGGGAAGCCGGGATAAGCCGGGAAGCCCTCACAATGACCCAAGCGCCGCCGCGTTTGGGTTTTTTGTTTACCCGGCGTCCATGCAGACGTTCACCGGGTCACGCTGACAACTCCAGGCCCGGCTAAAAGAGTCTGCCGCACAGAGTGGGTGCAGGGCACCGCTGAGATGTAAATGTGCCTGAGTTCTCCTGGCAGGGTGCGTTAAAAAATGGTTGCCAGTGCTGGGCTCCATCGCCGGGACGGTCAGGCATGGGCTGCAACTTCCCTGTGGGTGCCTTTAACGGCTTGCCCACGGGGAGTTGCTGTCACCAAGCGCCGAACAGTCAAGCATCTGTAAAGAAACAACTGCTGTTGACTGCTGTTAAGAAAGGGGATGAAAATGAGCAACAAACTGATTATAAACATGCAACGGCGCGATACGGGAGTTTGCGGTAATTGTGGCGCACCGGCTTCCCCGCAACACGGCCTGCCGGTCTCGAATGGCGAGATAGTTTCCAATGATTTTCATGGCGAGTGGGGCGGCGTTGCGGCCTGTGAGCAGTGCTTTAACAACCACGCCGAAGGGCGGCTAATCAGGGGAAGCAGCAAACGTAGGACTGGAATCAGAAAGCCAACACAGGCCGAACTTGATGAATTGACTTCCTGACAAACTGACAAAAACAGTTGTCTCCCTTAAAATATTAGGATAAAATACTACTGGTATTAAAAAATAAGTAAAAATACCCAATTTGAATACTTTTTCCTTGCTTTTGAAGGAATTATGTACTTTATTCCCAATATGGCAACCTGCCCAAAGAAAAGTTTGATCGAAAAAATAACCGACTCAGCGACCGGCCCGCAAGAGGTGCAAGTTGCGGGCATGGGCATGAGCAAAGAACAGCGTCTCGACCACCAGCTTGAATTTCTCAAAACCATGTGCGCCACCCGCGCTGGCCGCGGGGCAGGCATTCTGCGCACACCACTCCGGGTTTCCAGCCCCACGGGACTGCGGTTTCGTTACCCGCAGCACTTAGACGAATGAGCCAAGCAGCGCCTAAACCGGGCCTGCTGGGCAGGCTCACAAACCTATTGCGGCCTGCGCATATCTCAGCAAGTGCCGCCATCGGGTCTCAGTCCCACCGGCCCCCGCCGCTGAACACAACCACGCAGGCCGCAACTTCTTTCCGCTCGAACAGGCGTCCGCACGACATTCAAGGTCGCCTGGACAGCCAGTTCACCACGCCGCTCAACGCCGGCCACTTCGCGCTCATGGATGCCATGTCCGTGGATGCAATGGCATCATGGATGGTGCGGCGCAAAATTAGGATGATGTGCCGGTACGAATACCACAACAACCCGCTCATGATGGGCGTTTGCGACACCTACGCCGACTATGTGATCGGCACCGGCCCCAAGCTGCAAATCCTCACCAAGAACCGCAAGTTCAATGACGCCGTAGAGGCGATTTACTCCGAATGGGCCGAGGAAGTCGCCTTGAGCGACCGCCTGCATGGTTCATGCGCGGCCACGTGCTACAACGGCGAGGGTTTCTCGCTTCTGCGGCACAACCCCGGCCTGGAAAGCCCGATCAAGCTAGACGTGTTCGACATCGAGGCCGATCAGGTCTCGTCCCCGTTGTTTGGCATGTATCCGGCGGAATACCCCGACCAATACTTTGATGGCGTGGTGCTTGATCCGTGGGGTCGTCCGCGAATCTATCACGTGCTGCGCCAGCATCCCGGGGCTTTCGGAGCGTTCGTTATCTTGGGATACGTGTTTGATCCCTGGCCGGCCGCAAACGTAATCCACGATTACCGGCGCATCCGTCCCGGTCAGCAGCGCGGCCTGCCCAATCTGCTACCCTGCCTGCCCAATCTCGCCAATCTCCGGCGGCTGGGCCTGGCCACCGTCCTGACCGCTGAGAACTCAGCCAAGTGGGGTATCACAGTCGAGACCTCCGCCCTGGCTGAACCCGTGCCTATTGAAGGGGTCACGAATCCCGATGGCTCGCCGGTCTATCCGACCGACTTGTTAGACGCGACTTGGGAGATGGAATACGGCGCCATGAACCGCCTCCCCGCCGGCACGAAGGCGGCGATGATGCACCCCGAACAACCCGGCTCGAACTATGACACGCTGGTCTCCATCGAATTGGGTGCCATTGGCCGGGCCGTAGGAATGCCAATGTTCATTGTCTCTCTGGACGCGCGGCAGGCCAACATGTCGAGCGCCTACGTGGCGATGCAGCCCTTTGGCAAGCGGATTCGCTCGGAACGCAAGCGGTACAACCGGCTCATGAATACTCGCATCTGGCCGCAGTTCATCCGCGAATTGGCGCTCATGGATATTGTCAAAGGCTTCCCGGATGATCCGGCCACACTGGCCCATGCCTGGACGTGGGACCGGGTGAATGACCATGCCGATCCGGGGAAGGTTGCCGCGGCGGCGCAGACGCGCATTGACTCTGGTGTTACCAGCAGACGGCAAGAGGCGGCTGACCTTTCCCTGGACCTGGATGAACAGGACGAAAAGGCGGCGGCTGATTACGGCGTCAGCATCGAAGAATACCGCGATGGCTTGTTCCAGGGCATGTTGACGCGCCGCGGCAACGTGGCGCCGGTGGCGGCATCGCCGGATAAGCCGAAAGGCAAACAGTCTGCTGATAAAAGCCGCACCGAAGATGAGGAAATTGACTAATGGGCCACCACGATCTCAACCGCCGCGCCTTTGAACACGCCAAGGTCATGGTCAAGGACGGCATGTATGTTGACAAGCCGTGGACCTTCACGGCGGAAGACAGCAATGCGCTGCTGGGCGAGAAGGGTAAGGAAAATTGGAGCGAGTATAGCCAGTGGTTCTTCGGCCTGGACACGTCCGAGGATCATCACACCAAAGCGCACTACGCTTATCCCTACGGCAAGGACGGCAAGCTGAATCTCGCGGCCTTGCGGGCAATCATATCGCGCGCGGCCTCGAACCACGACGGCGCCATTGAGGACGCCGCGCGTGAATGCCTAGAAGCGGCGCAAGCCAAGGATAAGGACCGCGCGACCGCCAGCGGCAAATGCGACCTTTATCTGTGCAGCGGGCAACCCGTGGAGATCAAGGCGTCCGCCCCCGTGGAAGTCAATGGCCCCCCGCTCCACCGCTTCAACATGATCGCTTATACGGGCGTGCCGATGATGCTTTCCGGCGCGCGCAAGGACATTGACTACACCAAGCCGATCATCGTGGACCTGGCTGGCATGGAAGGCATTGACCGCAACCGGCCCGCGCTCAAAGACCATGACCCGACAAAGGTGGTGGGGCACACTGAAAGCATCAACGCGACCGGCGGCATCCTGACGGCCAGCGGCGTGGTGAGCAATCCGTTCACTCAGCACTCGATGGAAGTGGTTGAAAGCAGCAAAAATAAGTTTCCGTGGCAGGCGTCCATCGGGGCAAACATCATGGACGCCGAATGGTTGCCCGCCGGAGAGAAGGTGGAAGTAAACGGACGAATTGTGAGCGGCCCGCTCACTATCGCCCGCAAAAGTGTTTTGGGCGAAATCTCGTTTGTGGCACTCGGCGCGGATGATGCAACTTCCGCCGTTATCGCCGCCAAATCTGGCGGGAAAGGAACAGACATGAAAGTCAAGTTCAAGGCATGGGCGAAGGCGGCGGGTTTCTCAGACGACGACCTTCAAGGGGAGAAGTTGAAAGCTGCCAGAGCGTGTTATCAGGCCAGCGGGTCTTATGACGCCGAGGACGAAGACGGCAAAGACAAGGAAGACGGCAAAAAAGAGAAGAAGGACGGCAAGAAAGAGACCGCCGCCGCTCCCGCGCTGGACATCGCTGCGTCCGCCACCAATGGCGTAAACGAAATCCGCGCCGAAAGCAACCGCATCAACGCCATCAACACCGCCTTTGCGCAGCACATTGTGGTTTACGCCAAGGACGAAAAAACAACCAAGTCCCTGATCGAAGCGCGTGAAAACGCGATTTCGACCGGCGTCAAGGCTGTGGACGCCGCCAAGGACGCGGAACTCATTGCGCTGCGCGCCTCCCGTGGCCCCGTGGTTGGCAACGATGCCGCCGGCCATGCCTTCAACATCCAAGCTGGCGGGACGGGTTTGACCAGGGACGCCCAGGCCGCCGATATTATTGCGGCTTCGGTTTGTCTCTCCGCTGGCGTGCCGGAAAAGATCGCCCTCACTGATCGCAACCGCAAACCGCTCCCCGAACAGGCTGGCAACATCGCCGCGTCCAGAGAGTTTCGTGGTATGGGTCTGCAAGGTTTGGTTTCCTGGGTGGCGGCCAACGTTCACGGCCTGCGCCTGCGCTCCGGCCCCTTGCAGGATAGCGATGTGAAAAAGGTCTTCGCACTGGAAGCCCGCCGCGAAATGGACATTTCGGCTGGCATGGACATTTCAGCCGATGGCTTCTCGACCGTGACCCTGCTGGGCATCACCGAAAACATGCTCAACAAAATGATGCTGCAACAGTACGACGAACAGCCGAGCCAGGTGGAGAACATCTGCTGGCAGCGTGACACCAATGACTTCAAGCCATTCAAGAGCTACCGGATGACCGGCAGCGGACGGATGCAGTTGGTGAACGAAGCCGGTGAAATCAAGAGTATGGGCGTGCAGGATGAAAGCTACCAGAATCAGTTGAAGACCTGGGGTGCGCTCATCACCATCACCCGCCAACTGATCTTGAACGACGACATGGGCGCCCTGACCGACCAGCCGAAGATACTTGGCCGCGAAGCTGCGCTGACACGCGAAGAACAGGTGTTTATCCTGCTCTATCAGTTGATCGCCGGAACTGTGCAGTACAACACGGCCCCTCCGGGCGCAACGGCTGTCAACGTCAACTTCTTCAGCACCACGTTGAAGAATTATCTGAGCGGCACGGGTTCTTCGCTGTTGACCGCGCCCATATCGGCGATCACCGCGGCGATCAAGGCGTTCATGGAACAAACTGACGCCAATGGCCGGCCCATCAACATCGTGCCCGACCGCATCCTGGCCGCTCCCGCGCTCCGCGAAGCGATTATGACAACCAACAAGGGGCAAACTATTGTGATGGCGCCCTTGGGCGGAACCGGCACGGCTCAAAAGTTCCCCAACCCGAACATCTATGCGGGTCAAGTCAGTCCTTGCATTTCCGCATACATGGCCACCGCGCTTAATGCCAGCGGCAACAACACTGAGTGGCTGTTGCTGGGCAACCCGTCAAGCGGCTTTGCTCCGTTGCAGATCGGTTATCTGCGCGGCAACAGAACTCCGATCATCGAACGCGGCGAAGCGCCGTTCACCACGCTCGGAATGCACATGCGCTGCTACTATGACTTTGGCATCGCGCCACACGATTTCCGCTCGGCCGTCTACAACAAAGGCCAGGCGTAAACAAACCTCTGAAATGCTGATCGGCCCCGATTGGCGGGGCCGGTAGAAACACCTTGAGATTGAAATTCAAAACACGAAAGGAAACGAAAAAATGTTCATCCCCCAGGCACGTTTTGACCCCGCCGGCCCCAAGCCGATCTCGGTCCCCTACACCAACACCGGCGCAAGCGACATCTTTGCTGGCACGGTGCTTGTCGCCAATGGCAAGGTGCAGGTCTTCATTGACTCCATTCGCGCACTGAACTCGAAAGATGGCCAGAACACCGGCTCGCTGGCCATCGGCCACGGCTGGTATGACTTCCTCTGCGATGCCGCCGCCTTTGCCGCGACGGCCTTCACGGCGGTTTACTGGAACGCTACCGGCTCGCCGGTTGACACGGCCGGCAGCGTGATCACGGCGCTGGCTGGCACTGGCTGTCTGACCACCACGGCCGGCAGCAACTTTGTTGGCTTTGTAATGGGCGAGACGGTCTCTCCCGTGATTCCGGGCGACGGCGCGCGCGTGCGGGCGTGGCTGACTGAAAGCGTGGCGCAGTTCTCCAGCACCATTTATGGCGATGTGACCCCCGGCGGTATCGTGCAGGGTACGCGGGCGCAATCGCTCACGCAAAACTATCCGCTGGGCACCAAGATGGTCACAGCCGATGGGCGCGTGTTCCGGTATTGCAAGGCTCGCACAGCGTTGCACACTGAGTTTGGCGCTTGCTATGCGGCTAAGACAATCACCAACGCCGTGGCACCAACCCAGGCGTCCGGTGCTGGCACGGTCGGCAGTTCCACAGTCACTATGACTGTGGCCGCCACAGACGGCATAGCCGGTGATGGTGTCGTTGCGCTCAACGAACTGGCCGGCGGATATGTGGTCATCGGCAACGGGACTAGCCAACACCCGCAAAACCGGATGATCGTCGGCAACACGGCGGTTGCGAATGGCGGTGGGGTATGTACCCTGACGCTGGACGAAGCCTTGGATTATGTCGTTACGGTCGGCATCACGAATATCGAAACGCTGATGAACCCGTTTATTCTCAGCGACGGCAACGTGACCAACAATGCCTTTGCCACCTTCCTGGGAATGCCGGCCTGCGAAATGACCATCAACTACTACGGTTGGGTGCAGACTAAGGGCATTTGCTGGATCACCAGTGACGGCGCAACTGGCGCGGTGGCGCACGATCACCGTTGCTACTTTGAGGTGAATGGTTCGGTTAAGTCTGCGTCAACGGGTACAGCGCCAACCTTGTCTCAACTGGCTGGGTACTCAGTGGACCTGAGCAGCAACGGAGCGAGCAATGCGCCGTTTGTCAATCTGGCCTTGGAAGTGTAAGCAACAACATCGTCCTTAAACCGGCGGGCGCGTAAACCGCCCGCCGGTTCTTAAAAGAAAACCAAGACCATCGGAGGCAACATATGCTCGCCACTGACGCAAGCCGCCTATCACCCACGACGTTTACAGTGCAGGATGGCGCTACCGTGCCCGTTGTTTCACCCAAGACCGGCATAACCACCGCGCAGGCGTTCACCCCGCCACCCAACG